TTGCCAGTATCCGGCAACACCGCATTTAAAAATTCGGTCAATGTCATAGGGGTGATTCGGTTTAATGGCGGTCAATATAGTTTTGGATTTTCTTGGCGGTTTCAGGGCGTGGTGAATACTCACCCGCAAACCACGCATAAACGGTTATCTTCGTAACCCCTGCAATCTCGGCAACCTTCTTCACCGATATGTTTTTCTTGATGCAAGCCCTGCCGATTTTTACACCGGTTAACTTTCCATCAGCTTGTTTGTTTCTTAGCACGGTGGCTAATGTGTAACCAATCATCGCTGTCTTTCGTTAGGTGGGGTGACTTAAAGGGCACATAAAGTGGGAACGTGTCCCACAGCGTCTAGCCGCTTCCCAGTGCCACCCCGATTGGTTTACTCGTCGCTGTCGTCTGCCCATGCGTCAAGCACAGAAGCTACGTCTTTGGATTCCGTTTTCTTCACGGCACGTTTGACGGGTTCGTCAACAGCTTCGGCTTTAGCGGCGGGCTTGGCGGCAGGTTCAATGAAAGGAGAAGCCTTCGGTGCATCACCGTCAACTTGCTGAACAGTTTGTGTTACAGCGGCCAACGCATCGGCTGAATCACCTTGCGCTTTGCTCTCGGCCAACTCTTCCACAGACAGAGGGCGCACAGCGCGGAAGGTCAACTTAGGTGTTGCGCTTGATGTATCAAAACGCATCTCAGTCACAACGGCTGTCACGGGGATACCATGACCACCCAAGAACTTGGCGTATTGCTGCAATGGCATCTTACCGTTATCGCCTGTGCCAAAGATCGACTGACCGGGTAACGACAACTGATACACATCACCTGCCAGATTGTTTTCCAAAGCCACCGCAATGCGTTGGTTGAAACGGCAAGCACGGCTATCACCCTGACCAGAACCTTTGATGTTCTGTTGGCAGTTCTGGCAACTTGTGCTTTGTGGTTCCTTCACACCCTTGTCAGGTGTTACGCCATCGTTAGATGAGCAAGAGGGCGCAGAGTTCTGGCCTTCCACGTAAGTGCCTGCATAGTAACTACGGGATGTTTTCTCAGCAGAGCGCACGACCACCACGTTCATGGCGCGTTCGTCATTCTGTGCAACTTCTTTACCGCCAACAATCATGCGGAACACACCACCACGAATGGAGATGCGTTTGCCTGTACCACCGCCACCCATCAGGGCTTTGGTTGTTGCGTCCAGTTCAAGGTTACGCAAGTGGGCTGGGAGGGTGTTACCACCTTGGGAGAATAGTGCGAGGTCAGACATTTGGTGTTTCCTTTTTGATGAAAGTGTTAATGATTTCTAAGTCAATGTTAAAAAATTTGGCAAGGTCACTAGCGAAGAATCGATAGTTTTTACCAACGCGGATAAAGGGTATACGCTTCTCAGGCTTCTCTTCCTTGATGAGCGCGTGAACAGTTGACGGTGCGACTTGCAAAAGCTTCGCCACCTGCGCCAACGTAAGGGCAGTTTCCAATTTAGCTTCTCCTGACAGTTACAGTATATTTGTGATCCACGTTCAATCCCGTTGGAAGTACATCAGGATTTTCCCGTAGGAACTCTTTCATATTCAACTGCGATATGCGCCTCTCAACTAAGTCAAGTGCGTCATGGTCACGGATGAATTTGTGCATTGCAGCCCAGTCGCCTGTCCAGTAGCGTGTTTGCACTGTACGTATCGCTGTGCCGTGGGCCGTCTTGATACTCTCGGCTCCCGTTGCTTTGCAAGTCTCAAGCAAGTTTGATTCGACCAAACCCATTTGCTCTTTGATTGCAAGGTCTTCTGCTTCGTACTTCGCTTTGAGGGCGGCACGGGCATCGCGCATCTTAATGTATACGCGTACTAATTTATCTGCTGTTATATCCATGTTGCTTTCCGTTTCGTTTTTTGGTTAATGATACATCCTATCTTTACTTTGTCAAGTACCTCCATAAATTTATTTGTTTAAGTCGAATTCATCTTTATAAAGTTCCATTAAATTAAACTGCGCTAACTCTTTTGTTTCTAAAGCCTTGTACAACTTGGCCTCTACTGGACTTCCTTGGAGCTTGACAACCAAACATTTGTTCACTTGCCCTGCCCTGTGGATACGTGCATTGGCTTGCGCGTATGTCTCGTATGATGTAATGGGTGCCCACCATACAATCGTGTTTGCCGCATGCAAGGTGACACCGTGTGATGCAGCTTGGGGTTGTATGACAAGCACCCGTGGGTCTGGCTCGTCTTGGAACTTGCGGAATATCTCCGTGCGTCTGCCAGCAGGTACACCCCCGTGTATCACATCCACTGTGTAGCCATCCCTGCGTAACTCCTCAAACAGAATCTCAATCGCATGGCGGTATGGGGCAAACACCAATACCTTATGGCTGGATTCGTCAATGACTTCCTTGAGTACCGCTGTGCGACTGCTAGAGTCAAAGGTCACGATCTCACCACTGTCGGAATAGACTGCACCACAGGAAATCTGCAGTAGCTTATTCAGCTTGGCGGCGGCATTGATTGCTGTGACCTCCTCCCCTGCCGCCTGCATAGCCATCACTTTGCGTAGCTTCTCGTAGTAGCGTACCTGCTGTGCGGTCATAGGTACTTCACGCTCTGCGTACAGCAAGTCTGGCAGGTCAAGGCATTGCTCTTTGGTGAACCTGATCGCAGGCTGTAGCAGTGTATTAACCACCTGCTCTGCGTCCCGTTTGGGTGCCCACTTAAACTGAGTGATCTTGTTCATCACCTGATCGCGGTACATGGAGAAGCTACGGGGCGCAGCAGATGGGTTGACTAGCTTAGCCAAACCATAGGCATCAAGGGGCGACTGTGAGGCAGGGGTTCCTGTCAACATCCATAGCCACATGTTGGGCTTGACGATCCGGTTCAGGGTGCGCCAGCGGGTAGTGGTTGCAGTCTTGTAAGCGTTCGCCTCATCGATCACCACCATGTCAAAGTTAGCCTTGATGATGTCGTCTTCCACAATGGGTACACCGTCGTAGTTGATGATGACAAACTCTGCATCTGAATTGATTACTTGCTGCCGTTTTTCTTTTGAGCCATAGGCAATGCCAACCTTGCGGTGCATAGCCCCTTTAAAAATATCGTTCTGCCACGCTGATTGCATGATTGATAGGGGGCAGATAATGAGCACCCGTTTGATGTGCTTGGTGTTCATCAAGTAATCGCACGCCCACGTGATAGACAAAGTTTTACCAGTTCCCGGCTCTGAGAAGCAGAAGGCGCGCCTGTGCAGGGTTAGAAACGCGGCTGTTTGTTTCTGGTGTGTAAACGGTTGGTAGATGCCCGGCCAACCATACTTAGCAACGATGGGGGATGGTACGTTCTTAACTTTCAGGTTCTTTAATACCTGCGCTTCTTCCAACCCCCAGTGCACCATCACTGTACTGATGGGGCCTTCCTCAAGCAATGCGCTCTTGGGTATCACGTTCAAGACCCTGTACGGGTTCTTTAATTTAAGTTTTAATGCTTTTCCGTCAATGATTTCCATACATTCTCCAATGCAAAACAGACCGAAAGTGACATCCACTTTCGATCGCTAAGTGACACCTTACGGGTGTCAATCGGTCAGATCATCTAAACGGAATAGTAAAAACTCTGACTGATGCGGTTTGAGGGTTCAACTTTAAAAAGCCCCCCGTGCCACCACTCACACCTGACGTGGCACGTATTATTATTTTTTCTTAGGTTTGTTTACCTTCACGGTGTGGTCGCTGTTGCGACTGAACGAACGATTGGCGCTTGGTGCTTTGAGTTGCAGGTTGCTCTTGGCCGTGCTTCCACCTTTAGATAGAGGGCGCTTGTGGTCAATATCTTTTCCCTTACGGTCAATGCCTTCTTTATCGTATAGGTCACGGGCTTGTTCACGTTTTCTTCTAGTAGGTAATTCATTTCTGTCCAACTGCTGTTGGTATTCTTTCTTGTAGGGTCTGGCTTTGGTTACATAGGGCATATCATTTCCTTCCACAGTGGGCGCAGGATGACACCCAGCAGTAATTTTTACACAATCCGTTGGGTTTTGCATTCCAAATATCTGCGCTGTAGGCACCTTCCAACATCATGACTTTGGGCATCCAGTTGCCCCAGTACCTGTGCTGTTGTTCTACCTCAAACATAGTTGGTACAAACTTATCCTCGGCTAAGAACAGCAAGCCGCCCTT